TAAAAAGTATTTCATAGTTTTAGGTTTTAAAGTTTAAAAAAATGCTTGTCTTTCCAAGCTGTCAACGCTGTACGAATACTGTGCGATTTTTATTTTTAACAAGGTAGTTTATACTCTACCTTGTTCTTTTGCTTTTGCTAAACATTTTTCACAAACTAATTCTTCTCCTTTTTCTAAATATAAATTTTTAAAAGTATTTGTTTTTGTTATGTAATTAAATCTACCATATCTATTAGAATCTCCTAATCCACAAGCTGATTTATGTAATGTTATTTTTCCTTGTCCCATTGCCATTCCTAAGTGTGTTTTTGTAGTTGTCATAATATTTGTTTTTTTATTTGTTGTTATCTGAGTACAAATATACTACTACATTCCGAATAAAAAAACTTTTTAATAATTATTTTAATATAAGTATGTTATTTATATTGATTATAAATAAAAAAACACATTACAAATTAATGTAATGTGTTTAAAAATAAGAGATTAATGCAGTTCTACGAGATGCCTTTAACCTACGTTTGTAAATTTATGTTTATATTTTCGATATAATAAGTAAATAGGAATTAATAAAAGTAACCACCAATAATTTGAATTTCTTTCAGTTTCTTTTTGTTTTACTTCTATACTTGCTTTACTTTTAGTTTTAATAGCGTTTTGTTGCTTTTTAGCTACTTTCTCAACTTTGTTAGTAGTTACATTGTTTTTAGTTTTTTTGTACTTAATACGAACATTTTTGTATGACTTATTGTTTACTATAATTTCCTTTGTGTTATCAATTGGAATTATTTCTATTTCGTCAGTTAAAGTGCAATCGATAACTTTTGTATTAGTATCGGTTTTGGTTTCTGTTTTTGACGTGTCTAATACAGATATTTGCGTTTCTTCTTTTGTAACTGATTTGTTTACCTTTCGGCTTCCACAACCAACTATTAAAAACGTAATTAAAAATAATAAGATTAGTTTATTTCTCATAATATTCAGTTCTAAAAATTTCTATTAATTCATTTATAGTATATATCTTACCATCTTTGAAAAAAATGTAATAATCATTTTTTAATGGTGTGGTCATATCATTTAACCACTTTGTAAATTCAATAGTAAATTTATATGTTACCATAAAACAAAGCATTAAAATAAAATTAAGCACCCACATAAATTATTTTACGCCAACATATAATATCTGCTTTCTATTTCCTGACTTTCTATAACTAACGTGAACCCAAGCTGGATTTTCTTTAGTTCCATATTCCCAGATCAACTGATCAAACTCTAAATTATCTTTAATAAAATTGAAGATTTGCGCATTTGTAAAGCCTTTTGTCGCTTGTATATCTATTGCCTCTCCTGTAACGTGTTGGCTTGTTCTTGAACCACCAACCGCATTATTTAAAAGCAAACTTCTATAAAAAGATGACACTCGAATAGGCTTTTTAAAGTGTTCTCTAACTATATCAAAAACTCTAATGCCCAATAACTGCATATTTATTAAAGCATTTGAGTTCGGAGTGTTGTTAATTCCTTTTCTTATTGCAGTTTGCGAAGTAACCGCTTCTTGATACGTTATGTATTTTGAAATATTTTTCATAATCTATTATTTTAATTCATTAATATCTTTTTTCAAATCCTTTGCTTTCGAAATTATTGATTTTATAATAAAATAAAATGATTTATTACCTAACTTTTGCGAAGTTTCGTCAATACTTTTAATCTCAATATACAACCAAAATACAGTAACTACTTTTGATATCAATAAAGGAACTCCGAATAAAGTATTATTTTCAATTATATGTTTATCAATAAAATATCCTAAAATAATTGAGCCAAAATAAAAGAAAGTTTTAACTACAATATTAAATAGCTTAGTACTTCTAAAACTACTCCAGCCATTTAATTTAATACTTATGTAAATTGCAAATAAAGTATCAAATAAAACCGCAAGTCCTGTTAAAATTAAAAGTCCTTTAATCGGTGTTACAAAAGTAAGCAAACAAATTAACATAGTTTTAAAAAAAGTAAAAAGATATAGTTTCATTTTAAATATTATTTACTTCTTTAATTGGAATAAAAAACTTCATAACCAGCTTGTTCAAGTGCAACTTGTACGTAAGCTAAAGCAGTTTCAATAGTTTGTGTTTCTCCCTCTTGTAATTCTACTGTAAGATTACCATTGGGTACATTTGTACTAATTGCGTTTGCACCCTCTTTAAAAGCTATTTTACTTGCATAATTTGAAGATGCAATTTCTAAAGTAGTTCCGTTTGCTCTACCAGCAAACTCTATTCTACAATAAACTTCAGGCATTTCAATAGTTGTACCTGTGATAATAATTTTTGATGTTTCTGTTTGTTTTACTAATAATCCCATATTTTTATTTTTAAATTGATGTTATTGTTTCCCACGCTGACGCACCTCTTACACATAGTTTATTTAAGGTTGTATCGTATATTACTAAACCACTGGCTGGTGATACTATTGCATTTTTTTGTGTAGTTGTCATTCTTGGAAATAAAACTCCTTGTGTAGTTGAATTTATTTCAACTCCACCTAAGCCATTAACTTGAATTAAATTAGCAGTATCAGCACTATTTCTAACTCTAAAAGCTATATCTGTTGATAACGCACCTTGTGCTCTTACGTCAAGTCTTGTAGTTGGAGTTGTTGTTCCAATTCCTACGCTACCATTGTCAGTTATTCTCATTCTTTCTGAGCCATTTACATCAATAGCAAAATCATCAACCCCAATGGTTGATAGTTCCCATCTTGTCACACCTAATATTCTTCCTGTTAAAGCTGTTCTTTTACCCGAACCTGTATTATTCCAATCAACCATAATTCCTGAGCTTCCATAAAGGTTTAACAGTGTAGATGGCGTTGTTGTTCCTACTCCTAATCTCTTATTAGTATTATCCCAAAATAAACCATTGTCTGCTGCTTGAGTAGTTGCACCATTAAAGAAAGCAACTTGTCCACTAGTGCCTGTTCCTGTTATAGGATTTGTAAGTATGTTTTGTTTAGTAGCTAAAGCATTAAATACCGCATTTTGACTTGGTGCAATTGTAGTAACTCCATTTGTAATTGAATCCTCTATAATAGTCTTATTTTTCCATAAATCCGTAGAAGTTTCGTAAATTAAACCTTGATTATTTAAAGGTGTAGAAATTGCAACATTATGAAGTTCATCTAATTCCCAACCATTCATTATTTTTACATAAATCTTACCATTGTTTGCGTGTGCGTATTCAACATATCCTACAATAACAATATGAGCAGGTGCAATTGGTTTAACGTTTGTTAATCTACCAGCAGTTGTTGGACTAAGATATAATACATCGCCATCGCTCCAAGTTTCACCTTGCAAACTACCTGTTGTATTTATATTTTCAAGTTGCCCAACAGTCATTATAAATCCCTGTTGATTTGTTGCAATAGTTTCACAAACAACTCCTAAAGTATCTGCTGAATTATTATCGTTATTTGCTTGTGCTAAATTAACTGCTAATCTTTGTCCTTGCGCTCCGCTTATTCTAACAACTTGGTAAGATGCTTTTGTAAGTGTAGTATTTGGTGTTACTTTGTTGACTATTCGAGCAACTAAATCAACTCCATTTTTTAAAATAACGTTACCACCTTTTAAAGTAGTTTCTGAACTTCCTATTGTATCATTCCATCGAGTTGTGCCTACTTCCGCAGTTCCTGTTGGTGTAATATCTAATGTTAATTGACCAGCTTTTAATCCGTTTTCACCTAAATCAACATTAGCATTTGCTCCTGTGTAAGGCACGAAACCTGTAACGTCTGGAATAGTAGGTTTGTTTAATATTTCAGCAACTCCACTTGTCGCATTCCAATCACTATTTACTTGTGTAACTTGCAATTCCCAAACTGCGCTGTCTTCTGTTGCATCAGTACAAACATAAACATCACCATTATCTAAAATCCATCTACTATCTATTGCAAATCCTTTAGTACTATCATCTGTTGCACTTGGCGTAATTGTGAAATTATGCGAAACTTCACGAATAGTAAAACCATCTTGTTGCATTACATATTGACGACCTGCTTCCCATTTCAACTCATAATCTAAAGAGCAAACTAAAGCCACTCCTTTTGCGCCACCATTACCAGCATCAGTTAAACCCTTTCTAATTCTTGAACCATTATCAAAAGTAATTTCATCGCCATTACTAATAAATATATTCTCTCCATCGGTTTCATTACCCTCTGATAAAACATCGTTTAAGTTTTGAGTACCTCCTCCGTTTTGAGTAGTAACAATAATTTGAGTAACGTTTGGTGTTGCGTTTATAGTAACATCCTGCTCAACTTTAGTAACATTTATATTAACTTGCTCCATTAGTTTGTAATTGTTTTAACAACTTGAAATAAACCACCAACATAATATTTAACATCGCCACTATCTAAAGTAATTTTTATATCATACTCATAGTTGCAAGTTGGAATAGTAATTATTTGCTCATTGATTTTAAATTTTCCATCAACTGCATCTGTTATTGTAATTCCATCATTTTCAACACTTGTTAGTGTTAAAACAGGACTTGAACACGCATCTTTTTTAACTTGCATACGAATAACCGCACCTGTTAAATCTAAAGGGTCGCCATCTATTAAAATTTCAAATGGTACTTGGTTAAAAGTTGCGTTTCTTTGCGCTTGTAGGTTTAATATTCCTATCATTTTGCTCTTGCTTTTTTAAAAATAACTCGATTTTCTCGATGTTAATTTCTTGTTTTACATTCGTTTTTTTAATTGATGCCATAATACATATTCATCTTCTGTTATTCTTTGTTTTGGAAAATACCAACCGCTATTACTCGATAATTGCGGATTTACAATTGCGTCTGAACTACTAACATATTCAGGTAATTGCTTTTTACACAACCATTTTTTCATTCTTTCAGCGTACATATCAGCAACTAATCGCCTTTCATTTACTAATCTCGATAACGTTTGCTCAGTAACCGCTGTTGTATTTGCAGGTGTTGGAATTGTTATACCATTATTAGCAATACTAAAAGCACCGATTTTCAAATACTCAGTTGCGCTCTGCTGAATTAAAAAAGGTTTTATGTAATCAGAATACAAAGTTAAGTATAATCCGCTTAAATCTTCATTTTCGAAGTCAGTTTCTATTTTTTCATATAAAACTTCTCCTAAAAGTTCTTCCAATCGTGTAGCTTGTGCATCTAAAATACATTGACGTAATTTATCAGTATCTATATTACCACCTAAAGGAGTGTTTTTTGTTATGTCGTTATCTGTTAATAGTATTACCATTTTACTCTGCTTTAAAAAAATTATTACTCGCTTGTGCAGGTTGTGCAACTAAAGGATTATTTTCTTCCCACATTGCATCTTTACGTTTATCAGGATCTAAATCTAAAATCATTTTACGTGCCTGATTAACAGAAATTGATTTATTATTTTTTCTTAAATATATTTTTCGAATCCAAAAATGCTTACAATTAACTCCGCCTTTGTATAACCAAATTGAATAAGTATCTGCTCCTTTTAAACCCAATCCAGGATTTACAACTTTACTACCTGCCAATTCAATATCCTCTTTGCGATAAACTTTATTAGCTGAAATCATTTTATTACAAAAATCTCTTTCTCCCTCTTTTGCTCCTGCATATTGATAACGAATTTTAAAAAGACTTGTGTCTTGTTCACTTGTAACGTTTGGAAAAGAACTTGGAACTTTTGCTAAATGTAAAGCAGTTTCAGTTAGTTGAGGTTCTCCACTTATTGCAGTTTCATCTACTAATTCCCACTCGTTTTCGTCTATTATTTCGCCTAACTCAATTAATGGTTCTGCAATTGGTTTTATTTCTTGTTTTGATAATACAAGTTGTTCACCGCTTTTAGCCTCATCTGTTTTAGATTGTCTTAATGGAATAAATTCCAATTCTTCTTGACCTCCTACTAAAGTAAAAACTTCTTGAAAAGCATCAAGTATAATTTCTTGTTTTGGTTGAATAACATTTAACATCGTTTCATTAAATGCGGTTTCAATTTCTTCTGCATTACTTGAAAATCCTGCTGCGTTACTTATTCCTAAAATAGCACTCGATACAACCTTATGTGCAACCATTAACTTTTGTTGTGCCTCTCTACTTAAAAACTCATATTGTTGGTATGCGTCAACTATTTGAACTTGCTCTATTGTTGTTGCATTTTCTTTACTATCGTTAAAAGCTACAACTACAACTCCTGCGTTATTAGTTCCTGTTGTTCCACCTTTATATTCTCTTGAAATTTTATTACGTTCTTCTTCGCTCTCAGGAACTCCGTTATTTAGATTTATGATAGTTGAAACCATAAACTTATTTTGAACGTGGTTTATAAAGAAATTAGATATTTCTTCTTCAACCTTTGCGTATTGCAAAGCACTTACATAACTTGGATTTGAAAAATAAAACTGCCCTACTTGGTAATCTTTAATTACAAATATTTCACTTCTATCACCTCCTTTACCAAACCCATAAGCGTCAATTCTTTTAGGTGGGTATTTTCTTTGATTGCTCCAATCGTAACAATAGTAATATCCTGTTATTTTTCCCTCTTCATTTGCCTTTTCAGGTGCAATTTTCTCTTTAGGTGTGTGAACTATTTTTAAAGGTTTACCGCCTTTATAGATAATTTCAAAAGATGCCTCTTCAAACATTTCAAAATCTTTTACAATTTTGCGAACTTCTTTTTTATTAAATAAAGGAATGTCGATATTTAAACCTAATCCGTAAATCATACGACTATACGAATCAATAATAGCTGAATTTGTAGAGCTACCATTGTATCGGTCTATAATATATTGGTAAAACTCATTATTTTCGCCATTTAAAACCCAGTCTTTTCCGTGTCTTTCGTAAACGTC